TGACAAGTGCCATCTACTTTACCTATGCTAATCTTAATATTGCAGCTGAAGTAGTAAATGCAGGAAATTGAATTGTGAATGTTCCTGCTGTTGCAGTCTTGTCTCCACCAAAATCTAAAACACAAACTGCATCGGTAGTATTAGAACCACCATCAGTTGTTGTATTATAAATTAATGCACCTCTTGCAGTTAGAGTAACACCAGTAAATGATAAATCTGCGAAATCAGTTATTGCTACTCCAGATGATACTTTAACACCTTGGTTTACTAAAGTACCCCCACCAGCAGAATATTGTCCTGAAGCAGCTACTTCATTACTTGTAGTGTAATTTTCTGTTGAAGCACCTATTGATGCTGATGATGTATACATCGCTAATTTGTAAGTATCTGACGATGTATCAAAATCATGTTTTCCTTGTAGTAATTCTTTTTTGAAAGAATTACAAATTGCGTTTGTTGTTATTGCCATTTTAATCTCCTTTTAAATTTTATGGTGATGGCGAATCAACTTTTATTCTAGGAACACCATCATCGTATTCAGCTCTTCTTCTTCTACCCATTTGTTGAATAGCAAAAGCTTGTACTTCATCATTATACTTACTTTTATACAAATTGTACATATCTTGAGGTCCTTTTAAATAAGAAAGAGTTTCTGTTAAGACCCCGTGTAATAACATACTTTCTTGATAAGTTGATAGATAAGTGGTTGTTGAGCTATTAAAATGTGGGGGATCAATAATATAATTAAGTTGAACTCCGTAAGCAATATTTGGAGTTGGTGCAACAACAATTGATGCATCATCCCAATTTGCATAATATTTTGGTTTGCCTGTAGCTCCACTACCGTTAAATTCTGTTATAAAACTTGTATCTCTTTTTTCCATAAAAGTTCTTTCACTTGTAATTGTATTATCGGCAAAAACTTGAAGAGATCTAATTATCAAAAAATCTGAAGGAGTTACTAGATATCTTTTGTTTGCTGTAAACGAAGAAGTTGCATATTTTCTAATATCATCATAATCAACCTTACCAGCTATATCTAATTCAGTATTTCTTATAAATTGATCTATTAATGTATCTGATAAAACATTTGAATCTACTTCAGTGTAACTTCTTACTTGTGTCAAAAAATTTGTATAAGTTATAGCCATTATGTAATATTAACCTCCACTTGACCTATTGTTGAAATAAGTTCTCTCCTTCTGTTTTGTAAAGAAGGGTCTTCTGGAATCATACTATGAACTGTTGATGTAATTCCATTTCTTGTTATTTCAAAATCTTGTGTTTTAAATGCAAAATCTCCGGGCAATGATAAATTTGCAATACCTACTGAAGCACCACCAGAATCTGATATAGTAACATCATTTGTAAATTTAACTGAGGGTTGTTGAAATTTCATGTTTCTAGTATTTTGTAAAGCTATTGCATCAGGAACATGATGTCTTCTTCTTATCTGTGGATGTTTTGGTTCAAATTCTGATACATGCACAAAAGAACCATTCCATTCTTTTACCATTTCGACATAAGGAAATGCCATACCTGATCTGTCAGAAATTGCTTGAGATCTTTTACCAGTTGCATATTTAGCCATAATTAAATTCCATTAGGGTAAAAAGATTGAGGAGTTATGAAAGTAGAGGTTCTTTGACCATCTTCATCTAAAGCCCTTTTGAGCTCATCTTCATAAACTAATTTATTTTGTTGTACTAATTGCGGTGCTTTTTTCATAGATAGATAATAAGCAAGTCCTGCACACATGCACGGTAAAAATCTATAAGCTACATCTGCATCATTTGTATATGCACCTGCATCTTCAATTCTTTTTATTACGTAATATTTTAATGTCGTATACGTATTTAAATCTGGAGCTTGGTATAAATAAATTTTTGGGGTAGTTAATCTTTCTACGTAATATTGTGATGGTTGCCCTGTTGCTAATTTATTAGGTAAAGCTGCATAAGTTGACCTATCTATTTTAGTCAAAGATACATCTTGTGTGTTTGAGTTATCAGAAGAAGCTGCGCTTGAAGATACAAAAGCTTCCAAAACATCACTTACGTTTGTACTTACGGTATATTCTGCCTGACCTGAAACTAATGCGTTTTCATTAAGTGCAACTTTCCAAAGATGAATTCCTCTATTTCCCCATTCTGCAAATAATAAATCTAGACTTCTTCTAGCTGATCTAAGATCATAACCTGATGTAGTAGACATCCCACATCTTTCATAACCTTCATCAATAATTTCATCAATATTTAAATTAAATGCTGTAGTCCCTGAAGTCGCCATTATTATCCTTTTTACGGTTATACAATTTTTTAGATTGTATCACTTTTTGTTTAAATTTTGAAGACCTTAGACTTTTTGCTATATAATTTGGCGATGACGCGTTTTTTCTTCTTTTTTTCATCACGTGCACCTCTTAGTTTACCTTCAACTTGTTTTGAAATTTGTCCTCTACCTATTGCCATTAAATTAAATCTACCGCCTTCCCTATAATTGGTTTGTATTTTGTTTTTCCATCTTCTTTATAAGCTCTTAAATATTGATGTCTTGGATTGAATGGTACATAACTTGCGTGTATCCATCCAGAGTTAGGCTCACCAGGAGTATAATACTCCAAAATTAATTGATCTACTTCACAGTTCATTTTAACCCAATCTGCTACCTCAGCGTTGTCAACTCCCATGCATTCAAAATCAACCGCCTCAGCTTTTGCATGTTGTGATCCAATCGAGCTACCAATAGCAACACACAGCTCAGGGCTACGATAGCCGCTGGTAACTTTTACTCTACCAAACTGATCACGCACCGGCTGTAAAATATTTTCACATACTGCTTTTAATTTATCAATCTGATCAGCATTAGGTTCGTTATCAATACCACGCCTGATAGCAGTATCTGATTTTGTCAATTCTTGAAGAGAAAAATTTCTTGTAAGTTGCATTATTCTAATATTAATTTTTTAATTGATAAAGATCCATCTATATTTTTTTCTAACTCTGCCTTACCTTTCCAGCATTTATAAGACACTGATTCTGAATATTGTCTTTCAGCTGTTCTTTTACCACGTAAACATGCAGCCATAGATTCTTGCAAACGAGCCTCTTTAATTTCTCCATTTACAAACATAAGCAGTCCTATCACAGCTTCAATCATATTTTCTCACATATATTAATATTGATAACATAATTACGGAAACCAAGATACCTATAAAAAATAAACCTATCATTGATAGCTCCCGTTTTTATAACCTATTTCTCTGTTAGCATCCTTTAATTTTTCTATGTCAGCTAACACTTTATCCATCTGTTTAGATAAAAATTCTATGTTTACCTTGTTTAGAGCCATGTCATCAATATGTTTACTTAGTTTTTCTGTTGTTTTATAAAGATCTTCCAACATCATATACTGCTCAGAATCTGCGGGCAAGGACCCCATCTGACCACGTGGCCATTTAATTCTAAACTCTGTATTTTCTTCTAAATCTTTTTCCATTATCTGAAGTCTTGTGTCTGCAATGTTAAGGCGTTCTAATATTTGAAAGTAACCCATAGTGCCAAGTGCTACGATAATTATTAGGCTTGCAACCGTTTTCATGGGCATTGAGACAGATGCTTCCTCTGAGATTCTTAATGGTTTATTGGACATTTGGTCCTCCACAAATAGCTAAAAATAAAAACCCTATTATTAAAGCACCTGTAAAATAATAATTCATAATTACAATCTCCATTTTATTCCTTCGGAAAATCCATTCTGTTATCTGGTGATTTTATATTTTTTCCATCGTTTTCAAAAGACATATCGTCTGCATATTCTTTGTATTTTTTATAAGTTCTTTTATTGTCATTTTTTTCTTTCATTTCGTAAAACATTTTATCTGAATCTTCTGTAACCATATTGTTATCCTCTGCATCCCAATAAGTAGTTTGCACTTTATAATCTGGCCAACTGTTATCAGTAGTATAACTATTAATATGCCACAGAATACGATTATTAGGCTGAGCTGCGTAATTGCCATTATCAAGTTCCAAAATATGTGCACACTTATGTTCTTGAGGAATTTCAGAATGCTCTGTATCCAAAATGTTAACGTCTGGATGAGCCCAATCAATTGTAAATAAATACTTTCCATGATAAAATTTTTTATCAAGTCCAAGATATTTGCCGTTTACACCATCCAACCAATCAAAGCAAGTAACACTAGGCCAGTAACTAAAACTGTTCCACAATTCCAACTCGTGCGTCTGCATATTCGGCACATCGGCTCTGTCATAACGTTTTTGGAAAAACGCTGAGATAGGCAAACGCCAATAGCATGCACCATTTGGTAACATAATGTTAAATAAGAGCGCACGCCCTGAAATCGATGTAAGCCCGAAAATAACACATTCTTCAGCTTCACCATGATGTTCTTTAAGATCATATAAATATTCCTTTCTAACTTTACAGTATATTGGAGGTAAGTTTGAATTTAGATATGCCATGTTTGTATTTTTCTCTCCAGTAGTTTTTTCTTTCAAGTATTCTAATTCTTTTATCTAATTCTTCAAATCCTAATAATTTTTTAAAAAAATTTTTTAACATTTCCATCTTCTCCTTGCTTGCCTTATTCTTGAATTAGGATCATTTCTTGTTTTAGCAGAAGATCTTTTTAACTGTCCAAGCGATCTTGCGCAATATGATTTTCTACGTTTCGCAGCTTTTGATCCTTTTTTTACTTTCCCCGTAACTGCTGTTTTTAATTTAGAACCTGGATTTTCTCTTCGATATCTAGCCACACCAGCTTTAGTCATACCTGCACCAGATTCAGTTTTTCTAAAATATTTTTTTGTTTTAGGGGGCTGAACATCAGACCCCCTTTTAAAACCTGGTATAGTTTTATTCATACCGTTCATTTATTAACCGTTCTGACCTGACATACTAGGTCCAGAGTATTTATCGGTTAACAAAGTATATGCAGTAACATTTGTTTTTGTTTTACAAAAAATTCCTGCAGGGAATAAAATACCATCTTCTGGAAAATTAAAATTAATTACATCTCCAGTAGGTATATCTGCTTGAAACAATGTTGTTCCTGAATTTGATGTTGTAGTTAATTCAAGAACACCTGCTCCACCACCATCAGATGCAATAATTATTCCTTTTAACCTAATAGGTTGAGAAATAATTGCACTTGCTCCTGCTGCTGCTGCAGATCTTGTTGCTTGTATATCGCCTTTGAAAGACATATAGTTCTCCTTAATTTGTGGCTCCCGAAGGAGCCACTATTTTATTATTAAGCTATTGTTGCACCTTGAGTTGAACTTGCAATCCAACCAATAGTACTATTCCAAACTAAAGTAGCTGACTCTCCTACTGCATCGAATGTAATTGTAGTTCCATTTGCAAAAGTAGTTGGAGTTAAAGTTCCATCTCCACCATCAACAATCATATTTATGATTTTAATTTGCCCTGAAGTTGTGCCATCAGCTAAAGTCAATGCATTAGCTCCAGTAGTAGTCAATTCAGTTACTAAATTAGTTAAATCAACTGCCCCAGCACCTGATAAAGATTGAACACCACCTCTTATAGCTTTTCCATAAGATGCATTAGATGTAATTGCACCTGTAGTTGTGTTTTTTGTTATGTCTTCAAAACCGTTTTCCGATCGAACCGGTCCTGTAAATGTAGTATTTGCCATAATATTTTTCCTTTGTATAGCGTTTCTTATGTAGTCTCTATACCGTCTGCCTAGCCAGTCTACATAATAATTATTTTTCTAGGTCTTTTTATTATACATAAAAAAAGGGGCGATGTGAACACCGCCCCTTTTAAGTACCAATATGGTTATTGATTATTAACTAGTTGGTAGATTTCCATTACCAAAAATACATCTTGGATCAGAGAATCCAAAAGAGTATCTTTCTCTAGCTTTAAATCTCATGTTACCTGTATCGAAGTCACCTTCCATAGCAGTTTTGATCGGTGATCTAACAAACATTTTTA